TAACGCCGTTGGGGCTGGTCTTGGGCCCCAGGTGCCCCTTGGGAGCTTTTGGCTGGACTTGTCCGCTCTGTATGCTCCGTTGAAGAAAAATCGCCGCCCAAAAGCCACTGTTGAGCGTGCTAGGGCTGTGACCGCGGGGCTGGGACTCCATCAGACTAACTCCGAGCTTGAGACAGTCGGGTGTATCTCCAGATACTTCGGGAGGAAAAGGGTGACTCGCCCATCCATTGAGGGCCTCACAGATGCACGGAAGATGGCAGAGAAGAATTTTCGGGATAGGTATGACCCCGAAAGAAAACCCGACCAGGCATTCCTAGATACGGTCAATGCCAATTTCTATTGCGATGCCAGAAAGCGAAATTATGATGGTCGTGCGGAGGCACTTTTCCGTGCCTATGAGCCAGATCGCACGGTCACTTTTTCGAATAAGGCACAGTTCAAACCTGCCAAAGGGGGCAAGGTCGACTTGTTTAAGGTTGGGCAAGGTATATCTGCGACTTCTGCAGCCATAAACCTTAAATATGGAAGTTTCTTCCGACAGCTCACTGCTGCACAATACTTGCAGCAAAGGCCGGAAAACATCTTCGACATATACAAGTCTACCCGAGAGCTAGGCGCCGAGGTTAATCGACAGGTGTCGCAGCTCGCTGCTCCTAAGGCAATCACTGTAGACCAGAAGGAATGTGATGCCAATCAGAACTGGCACTCCATGGAGGCTGAAAGGGTGCATTGGATTCTAGTCGGTGGTGATCCCGCTGTCGTGAATCAGTACTTCGTTGAAGTACGTCAGATGTACCCCATCAAGTGTTATGGACTCCTTAGCGGTACTGTTAAGGAGGCTAAGCCTAGTGGAGCGCCAGACACATTGCCTGGTAATTCTGCAGTCACTGAACTCTACGGCAATAGGATCGTAAAAGGGAAAGGGCCAAGGGTGACAGTGAAGAAAGGGGATGACTTTGCCATATGGCAAAATTGTGCAGAGTTCGATGAGGAAGAGCGGAAACAGGTCCGCAAGTTCGCCAATATAGAACAGACCGTAGTCGAGGGGGAGGCCGAGTTTTGTGGGATGACGAGCACCGACCGTGGTCTAATGCCAAACCCTATACGCACTGCCCGTAAGGCAGCTGCATATAGAGCCAAGGATTACAAGGCTTTCGCCCAGTATCAAATCTCCTTGAGAGATGCCTTGGCTTGGTGGAAGACACTTGATGTCGACTATATGTGCGTTAGTGCTGCACTTGCATCAAAGTTGCCGATCCCGTTGGGTCGTGCAGCACTGGAATTCGTGGAGTCCTTTTCCCACATTTCCGAGGCACAATGGTATGATATCACGACGGTTCGCGAGCACCATAAGGCTGCCAATCCCTCTGCCGCTGGGGTTCCCCAGTGGTTCTAGGTTCTAGTTGGTAGGAGATGAAGATGGACACATCTATAAATAATGGTCCAATGTGGGTATAACTCACGCCCCACTTGCTGAGATTTAATTCCAGTCATGTCTTACTCTCGCAAGAATAGGGATCTTTTCGCTGCTGCTCAAGCTGCCACTTGGTGGCCGCCTAGGGCAGTTCGCGAATGTCACATTGCCCTTAAGAGGGCAGATTATAGTGTGGTAGATTCGCGTAGGGAGACCCACGAGGCTGTCGTGAACTTCGTGGAGTCCGGTATCTTTGGGGAGGATCTATTTGGGTGGAATAAACGGTTTCCCGCTAAGGAGATCGACAAGTACTTTACCGACTTTAATGGTCAATTTGGTGATCTTCTAGATGAGTTGGTCAATAGCCTGTCACACAGGCAAACAACCGACCCGAAAGATGTCATCAACGCACGCAGGCCGCAAGAGGAAAATTATACCGAGA